TTACCAGTTTTGCTGCCACCAGATAGCCTTGCCACGAATAACATCACCGCCTAGCTTTAGCACGCCGTCGCCTGGTATATCTGGTAATTTCCATAAATCCCAACGCTCAAAGGTTGTCGCTGGTCCATAGTCGTCTAAGTCTGCTGCTTCTGCATGCGTCATTACGGTATCGGCATTAATGTCCAATCCAAGCTCCTCACACAATACAGCTACAACTTTCGCCATACTATCTATCTGCAACTCTGTCGGTGGTACATTTCCAAAATCGACACGACCATCAGCATAAGCTACAGCATCTACACAGCAAGCTAAAGCAATCCCAATAGCTCTAGAATTGCGCCGCCATGTATGAGCTTTATATTCTGTCAAATCATCTGTGGTCGCCATAATGGCGCCGTCGCTGTCAATGTTTAGGTGATAGTCACTAAAAAACTGGTGATAATTACCAGCTGACCAGTGTAGATAGATCTTATCAATATTACCTCTAGCTCTTTTAGCTAACTGTCGCAGCTCATCTAAAGTGATTCTTTTTGTCACCATTGCTCTCAATCTCCTTTTCTAAATTGTCAGGCACTCCATCACCGTCTTTATCGACCAAACTCGTAGCGATAAAGGTCACAAATGCGACCATAGCGGGGCCTGTAATCTCACGTATCAGCGCCAGCAAGTCGGACATAACAATCTTGTTTAACCACAGCCACATGTAAAGCCAAGCTGCATAATAAGTAAAGACCAGCAAAATGACTGCAATAAAATAGCCTACAATGACCGCCATTATTTTTGGCGACATTGAGGCTACTTTATTTCTAGCACTGACTATTAAGTTTTTTATTTTCTCAAACATGAATATCACTTATCCTTACATGCACAGTTATTACATTTGTTTTCGACCAACAGTAACCGTTCACCAACTTCATCAATCCTGTTATGTGCAGATCTTGCCCTCTGATCTACTTTTGCAATCTCAATCTGCATATTTGTAGCTTTGGTCTGTTCTTCTTTTATTGTATTTAACAAAGCATCAACAGTTTTCTGCAAATTTTCTATTGCCGTTGACAACGGAGAAATTATCCATATCTTAAACACAAAGCCAGCGATACCAAATAAAAAACTAAAAATTGTTATTGCGGCCATTACTGTTTCTACCATCTTTGCACCGCCTAATCTAAAATAATCGCATCCAATTCCTCTTTGCTTTGAGCTGCATTTACTTCAGCCTGTTTATTCCAACCTGCCTGCTTACACGTACCTATATGGGTAGATAAATCAGCGCACCACTCGAACACCTGTTCCGGCGTAAGATAGAAGATCGTTTTGACAGCACTTCTATCTGCGTAACCACGCACAGGGCAGCCTGTAGGATATTCTACAGCAAAGCGATCTGTATTTACGTTCAAGGCTATACCCTGCATTGTAAGTTGTGTATCTTTATCGCTGTCATATCTGACCAGCTCTCCGCTACATTCAGATGTAAACCCGCCGGTGATTTTTCCTTCTGTCCAAGCGTCTACCTCTGCCAGTTTATTTGCCTTCAGTTCTTCTAAGTCAGGCGTAGGAGGTTCATATATACTATAACTTCCATCAGATTTACGTATATACTCATGACCATCAATATTACCGACAATAAGCTGATAATCTTCTTCTGGAATTTGTACAAAACCTTTTTCAAGCAGTTCTGTAATTTCTTCCTGTGTTTTTTCTTCGGCGACATAGGTTTCCCCACGTCTACCGGTTTCATCGAATTTAATTAAGTAAGTCATATAGTTCTCCTTTTCATAGAAAATACCACTGGCTTCACCATCCAGTGGGGCGATACAACTACCTTTCCTCGCACTTTTACAACAGCGTTTCAGGTTGTAATGCAAACTAATAACAATAAAGGTGAACAATTATATAAGAACCAAGTAACTGTAACATCTATCTCTAACAATGGTTTCACCATTGGGTCACCAGGACAAGGACAAAGGTATGTAGCGTTTGGCATAAGTTAAGTCAAGCCACAAGCATAAAGCCTACAAGGCTGTGAACCGCCCCAGCGATCATCATTGTAACCACTACATAGGCAAAAACTAATACTGGTATTACTAACACCTGTAACAAATGTTTCGCAGTTGCTGGACGCTATAACATTTGCATAATACAAAGTTGAAAAACTTCTAGGATAAGTAATGCTTCTATATGTAGCATCAGTATTCCCTACCCACCACTGGATGGTGAAGCCAGTGGTATTTTCTCGCGCCCAACCTGCCGCCCCTTCTGAAACAGTCCAACCGGAACCAATACTTGCATCACAAGCTGTTATAGTGCCAGCGTTTAAGTACACCGGCGTGTTGCTGTTCCCCACAGTACTATTACTCGCAGTTGCCGTACCTGCATTAAGATAAATTGCCTTTACGCCACTGCCTACAGTGCTGCTTCCGAGTTTTGTTGCAGTAGTCGCATTAGCTACATTGTTAATGGTAATAGTACTAGTTGTACCATCATTCTTTGTTATAGTAATCGTTGCATTAGAGTTACTCAGACCTGATAGTGATGCATTGATTGCAGCTCTTATTTTTTCAACTGTTACTAATCCCTCAAGTCCCATTTTTCCTCACCTCAAATCGTCAGAATAAAGCCGGCAAACTTTTCCGTACTTTGAATTATAATATTACTGCCACTTTCAACGGCGTCAACCATAACACTCTCATATGTACTGCCGTTAGTTCTATACATGCCGAGGAAGTGTTTTCCTGACGCCGCTAAAGTAAATGGATAATAGCCGTCTGATAATGTTCCCCAGTTAGCACTGCTTGCTGTAAATTCAGTTTTGAGTACTGCAGCACCGGCAACAGCTTCTGTTATTTTATTATCAACTTCGGTTTTCGTATAAGCATCAGTAATTCCATAGCCGGATAATGTCGTCTCAGGGTTTTGTTTACCGGAAGCTAACTCCCATGTTCTTTTCATAGCTGCGGCAGTTGGAGCTTTGGTGTAATCTTCTGTAACTGAGCTATCTATTAATTGCACGACACCTTTTTGGGTCGTAGACGCATTATTTACTGAAATAACATCACTATTGATATTAATGTTAGAACCGATTTTTACACCGCCTAATACGCTTGCCGTAGCAGCAGGAAGCGTGTAATTATTAGCCCCCTCAGAAATACCATTCAGTTTAGCTGCCATTGCAGCGGACATTTTGCCGTCTGTGTCAGAAGTAGCAATAGGAATGGAGTTTGCAGAAATAGCAATCCAACTTGAACCAGTATAACGATATGTTATATCCGTATCATTTACGTTTACAGTCCAGCCGTCTGCCGGATTAGGATAAGTTGTTGCAATATCTGCATATGTTTCAACAGAAGGCTTCCATTGTAATGAAGATACAACAGCAGAAATTTTATTATCAGTTTCAGTCTTTGTATATGCATCAGTAATACCATAACCACTTAAAGTTGTAGACTTCTTAGCATAGTCAGAATCTGCCGATGTTTTATCAAGCTTGCCAGTATCTAACGCTTCAAAATTAGCGTTTATCGCAGCATCTCTTTCACGCTGCGTTCCAGTTCCAATTTTTTCTACATTCATTGTAAATAACCTCCATCCAAAATTATTTTCCCTGCGAACGCTTCGCTCGCATTTATAACAACGTTACCGTTATTATCTACGCCGGTATTAGCATAATAAGGATAGCTAACACCATCAATGATTTTTGTTAAGCTGACGATGATAGGACTGCTCCCTGCCTGGTGTTCCTCGGCAGATATGGTCAGTACAGAATCGCTGCCAACCTTTGTAAAATCTTCCTCAGTAAAATTTTTGATATATACTTTGTCACCGGTTTTTTTAGTCAGCGACGCCAGTATAACGATACCCGCAAACTTTTCAGGCACTTCGATAATCACATTTTCAGCGTCCATATAAACGCCGGTCAGTACCATTTCATACTGAGGCTTCTTGACTTCCTTGTATACGCCTATAAGCCTGCTGTTACCCATTGCCATTGTAAGACGCCACATGCCGTTGTTTTCAGTCCATCTGTCATCTGTCGCAGTAAACTCTTTTGTTATAGTTCCGCTCTCGAACCGTAGTAAAATATCTTCTGCACGGTCAGCAGCATCTTCTGCTTTCTCTGCATCTTTTTTTGCAGATTCTGCACTTTCTGCTGCTGACGTTTCAGACTTCTTTGCAGATTCTGCACTCGCCTGTGCCTGCTCCATAGCAAATTTAGGATTAGGCCCAGCAATAAGTTTTTTACCGGTTTCATCCCAATAAAAACTCTCGTTTGGCATTGGTTGTGGCAGAACTGTAGAAATATCTTTAGGCGCTGAATCTGATAAACGAATTGCTCTCGTTACACCGTCCCACAGCTGTTGGCAAATTATCGTTAGTTTATCCAATGCCGCTTCGATAACATTAAATGGCCAATGAGTATCCAACTGAGATTCCTGTGTTATAGGAACCTCACGATATAAAACAAGCTGCCACCCTTCAGGTAATATTGGTGGTCGTTCTGCCTCTGGTGGTTCTGCTCCCGGAGAATAGCCAGGATAAAACACTACTGACTTCTCCATATCAACGAAATAATCTTTGGTTAAAACAGTTTCTTTTAAATCAGGATCAACAAGTACTACATTAATATCGGTCTTTTCCAATATCTTAAAAGAATATCCAAACTCTGTAGCAACTCCATTCCCATTGTATGTAATCCTATTTTCACTACTGCCTATCAAAGTTTTCCCTCCTTCCAAATAAAAAAGCGCCTACCGAAGTAAGCGCTTTCTATTAAGTTCTAACTAACTTTATGATACTATTTTAACTCATTTTTATAGTGGTTTTGTCGGATACATTTTTAATTTTTTAACACCGCCTCTGCTCTCATATCCAATAACCTTACATTACTATTTTAACTCTTGTTAAATGGCATTTTGTCGGAAACTTTTTAAAATTTATTTCCTAACATCAGACCAAGCTTATACCCCTGATCATAACAACGCTGGCTGGACTTATCCATAAACCGAACTACCTTCGACGACGATTCACGTTCTTTCTTTATCTCATATGCTATGGCTGCTACTTCTTCAAGCTGCGCCGGAGACAATTTGTTCAACAGCTCCCTAAATGATTTCCGCACTTTATTCATTATTTACACCGCCTTTGATTTGTTCTTTTACTTCTTTTCTATCAGCGGTGGAGATCTCGCTTTTTGTCTCTGTCATTTTATCACTATCTTCATTTATATATTTTCTTGCAAATTCTTCTTGAGATGTGCTTCTTACAACTTCGACAAATTTCTCCAATGCCCTTTTTTCTTCGTCAGGACACGACGACCTGTTTCCGTTCATGGTATATCCTCCTTGATATACCAGCCGAAAACTGCTATACTATTGTTATCAGCTTCGGCTGGTCACAAGAAACACTCGCGCATCTTTCCACGGAAAGCGGGTGTTTCTTTTTTTCATTATTCAAAAACTATTTCAATCCCTTTACCGGGCATTTTTTCTTCTTTGCCGTTCTTTACGAACGCCTTGCGTAACTCCATACAAGTAACCACTCAAACACGCCGCAAAAGGTAAATCGTTATAGCTGCTTTTCCGTTTTTCACACTCCACTATATCATTTAACCCTTTTATAACTTCTTGATTGTAGAATGGCACTTCCTGATATCCAGCTAATTTAATAGCATCTGTCAAGTTCATGCCACCACACCACCTTTCAGAATTTCTCTGAATTTTAGAATGGCGCATTCGTAGTAACGGAATGTTTCTACTTCTTTGCAACTATGTTCCGATTTGCTGTAAAATAACTTTCCATACTGCGGCGTTTTAAGATTATGCTGATTGGCTATCTTACCTATTTTATTTGCCGATACTCCAAGCATTTTCCCTATATCTGTTGCTGAATAAGTAATTTCTTTAGCTTCTTCCATTGGTAGTAACGGTAAACCACTTAAAACCTCTGCTGCTTTCTGCTGACATATATGCTTATATTCTAGCAGATCAGTCATTTGAGCAACTTTAAGGAATGTCGATGCAACTCTTGCCCGGCTGTTATTTAAGCGAGCTTCTACTTCTCTAGCTTTTATATCCTGATTTACAGAATACGACCCAGTTTTGCGAATCGCAGGAAGTATTTCGCTTGTTACCCAGCGTTTGAATTTCTTTGCGGCAGGTAGCTTACTATATAGAATCAATGAGTATAATCCGCTTTCGTTAATAAGTGTCTGCTCTCTCGCTTGACCTGCGGTACGGATTTGGTACTTTAGCCTATCTTCTTCATCAACATGGACGTTAATATCACGGCTGCCATTTTTATACCCCAAAATATCAGCAACATCTTTGCCTACAAACCACGGCTCATTATTTTTTTCGATTACTCTAACTTTACCAAAAGCTTCGTTTTCAAAAATCTTCAGTTCATTTTTCATAAAAAATACATCCTTTCAATTTTAATTTATTTGAAAGAATGTTCAATATATGATAAACTATTAAAAGAATGATGTTTATCTTGAACATTCTTTCATTATGAAACTACCATTGTTCCGCCAAGAACTATTTGATGGTAGTTTCTTTTTTTGTTTCATCAAGTAAGTTAGGATACTTCTTTAACAAATCATCATACACTAACCCCTTGACATAGCCAGCAATACTAATGCCCACTTTTGTACAGTGGTATCTAAGTACTGCTCCAAGATCACCTTTAAAATCAATTGTTGGCCTCATCTTTAATACTCCTTTCTCGTTTGTTACTTTTAATTTTAACGTAATACGTTAGTTATGTCAATATACGTCTTGATGTTTTTCGAGAAAAATATTGTGTCTTATGGTTCTTATTGTTATAATTGCTTTAGGTGGTGATTAATATGTCTTTCAGTGAAAATCTAAAGAAACTCCGTGAAGCCAAGGGTATGACCCAAAAAGATTTAGCCACAAAGTTAGGAGTATCCTCGAGAATTGTTAGTTACTACGAAACGGGAAAAAGTATTCCTAGCGATCCAGAATTATTAAAAAAACTTGTAGAATTATTTAATGTAACTTTAGATTATCTGCTTTTAGATACTCAATCAAAGTCTGACTCTAAAGTCTATAAATTAGTAGAAAAACTAATATACGATACACAGAATTCTTTGGTTCACTGGGATATCTTCCCTAAAGTTGAAAGTGTTCCATTCATAAAAAAGATACCAGAAGACTTAAAAGAAGAAATAATGGTTTTGGATGACAATGGAAATCCGGTTTCTTTGGATAAAAACAAACATTTTAATTCAACACATCCAATCATAAATGATTTTATTTTGAGCTTTTTCCCTCAATTTAATGATTATGATTTTTTAGAACAGGAATCATATTTCACCGCAATTGATCCTATTTCACAGAATGGTTATTTGCTTTTCAAATTTTTCAGAGACAGTGAAGTCGTAATCGGACTTTTTGCTTTTATTTCAGGTCAGTTTAAATTCATTACAGATTCAAAAAAACATTCTATTATTGATGATTTATATATAATAGTAGACAATCAAGATAATGACTTGAATAAATTCATAGAAGAATACCTTAATAAATCTTAACTTTAAAACAGCCTACGGGCTGTTTTATTTTCATTTATAAATGTGATATAATTATGAAAAACAGTCAATAATATGCTTATTTTAGGAGTATTGGTATGGATAAATTTAATGACGATATGGGAAGATTATGTGTATGGCTTTCTATATTTGCAATCGGAATGGGTCGTGAAGGTTCAATAATACTTAAACTTCAATGCGGAATTATTACTTTAATTGCTTTTACTTTATATTTGCTAATTATAAAATTAATTGAAAATGTATTTGTTGCTCTCGGACTAATTATCGCGACAATATATTTTATACCATACATAACTGGTATTTATTCTTATAATGCCTATCTAGGATTCATTTTGCCATTTTTTTGGTTTTTATTTATGTTGGTTTTCCACAATAAACGACTACATGGCTATAATATTTCTAATTGGGAAATAAGAAAAATATATGAACAATGTCATTCCCATAAATTTTTCTTCTAATGTCAAATAAATTGTAATGATAAATAAAAAACTGGCAACTTTTTCAACATTGGGATTTCGTCCCTTGAGAAATCGTTGCCAGTTTTTTTATTCTTACCGTTCTTTTTTTGGTCTGCGTCTGTAGATATCGCCCCACTGAGGCTCCATATCATTTACAACAATATCATAAGCGTTAAAAAACAATTTATTGAACTGCGCCGGCACACCAGCGATAAGACCACCGAGATTAGCTAAAGGCTCAATCAGTTCTTCTGGTTCAGCATTGCCTTTTTGTACACTGCTTATTTTCTTTACTGTACGCTCCGCTTGTTCGATAGAACCTTGTACTGCAGTCATCCTATAGCCATAGGTTCGCATTCCGACCATATTGCTAACAAGAGTATTGGCAACCTGCCCAACAGGTCCTAGCAAACTCATAGGATACTGCAAAAGCTCTTTACCATATTTTGTCCATTCATCATCGTCTTCTTCAAAAGGCGGTTCTAATGCAAAAGCCAAATTCAGCAGGCAAAACATAAAATACTTAGCCGCTGCAAAAGCAACTATTCGCTTAGATGCTTCAACTTTCCTTCCGGCACTCCACTCACGGCCAAAAATTCCAGCTTCTCTTTGCCATTGATTGAACTGCGTATTGAAAAAGCCCTGGAATGTTGTAAATAATTTCATGAGTGCGCTGCCACGCTGAATAGGTGCAACATCTGTAATACGGCTGCTGCCAAGTGTACGCCTAATAACAGTATCCGCAAATAGCACGGCTTCCTGTTCGCTGACTCCGACATTGATTTTCTTTTGATACGCCTGTATCCAAACAGGAATAGCTGATAAATTATCGGTAAACACCAATGCTTTTGTACCAAATTCAACTGTAACCTGCTCAACTGGATTCAGTTTTCTACTCTCGTCTTTCATATCCCGCAATGAAATATCCGGCAATACAGAACGCTCTTTCATATAAGATGATTTAGAATAAACAAGTTCTTTGGAAGCTTTCCATCCTTGCCCTTTTTGCATATTCAAAAACAAATTTCCATAAGCGGCCATTACGTCCTTATAACCAAAGCCTTCAACAACATTACCATATAACAACGGATTTCCCAAGTTTTGGACAGCAGTTTTGAAGTTAAGCATTATTGCTACATTGACTGCCTTTTGGCGTATCCAGCTCAAACAAGTCCCTGCATCTCTTTCACTGATTGAAGCGTAACCACCGTCATAAGGCTGTGCCGTTTTCTTTAAGTATTCTGTAAACGCTTCAAAATTCGCAATACCTAATTTTTCTTTCAGCAAAGAATACATTTCAGGATCATTCAACATTTTACGATAGCTTGTAGCTAGTTCTCTATAGCATAGATCATGTATATTATCCATAACTGCAGAGTACTCAGCGCCTTTTCTTAAATCCAACGGATATACACTTCTATCACGTGCTTTGGTTCCACCGGTATTTGTATGCAGTGTTCTAATACTGTTTACAGCACGCTTATCGCTTGTTGCCGGAACGGCATCCGACGTAGCAGGATGACTGCCACCGTCAGTATATCTTACTAACGGAATGTACCCACCACGGAAAACAACTTTAGCTCCATTACGCAAAGTAAGTTCTGCTGGCATAGCATCAACTCTCTCAGGCGAGAAACCAGTCGTTCTTTTTACCATATCCGAAAGTTCATTCCAGTGAGCGCTACAAGCAGCGGAAATTTCCTCCGCGTAACGAATATCAGCTTCTGTTAAAACGTTGCCTAAAGCCTCAAGCAAATTGCTTCTCGTCTGTTCAAGATCACCTTCAACCCACAACTCAGAGCCTCGGAAAAATGTTGCATAAGTACTGTTAGGCCCAACTGAACACAATTTATACGAACTGCTTTCCGAGCCTAAATACAATAGCATCTTTATAATATTATGTTTTGTTAATGAGGCCTTAAATGGTTCGTAATAAATTTCTTTATCTGCTGCTTCCGCAGCCTTTTTATCCGGCAGCCATTTTTTAGTAGCGTCAGCAATACGTTCTTCAAACTCCATTGTATATGCAGCTTTTTTATTAGCTGCAATTTGTCCGCTTTCGCCAAAATGTTTACTGAAAAATCCATATTTCCAGCCATCCATCCGCTCAAAGAAATTATCAGTATTTGTAAGGTTTCTAAAAAATCTCTGACTTGGCTTAGCCTTTTCTTTGGAATTGATACCAGATTGCCATTTTGTTTTTAGTTTCAAAAGATTCCTAATAGCCTCGTCCTTGAATTCCTTATAATTCAATTCCTTACCGTACCAGGTTACATATTTTTCCTGTTTAACGATTGCTTTAATATTTTTCAAAGCATTGATAACATCCTGATGTTGTTCAAAAGTCATTGCGGCAGGATTGTCTAAAGACGTCCCTTCATCCATAAGCCAGTCGGCAATAGCAACATTATCATATTGTTCCTGCATTTCTTCTGCATACTCTATTAAAGATTGTTTTCTGAGTGCAGGATCATAATCCTTGCGTTTTAATCCCATCCTTTCCATAATGGCAGCTGCTTGTGTAAAGTGCTTTTCATCTTCCCACGTTTCTTTTTTTGCCTTAAACTGGCGTTTTAAAAATTTTTCAGCTCTGCTTTTTTCCTGCTTCATTTTTAAACTTTCCAATACCAAAGCATGGTTAAAAGCCTGCTGTCTTTTATAATCTGCCGCTTCTTCAAAACTCTTAGCTTTTATAGCTTTCGCCGCCTGTGCTGCAGCACGACGTTCTGCCATAACAAACCTGCCCGTTTTCAAAGCATTACTCATACTCATTTTACTGATTTCTGCTTTAGCTGCTAATTTAGCCTGTTGCTTACGTGCTCGGGCAAGCGCAAGAGCCTGTTCTGTACTACGCTGTTTATTATTGATATTCGCTGCCATATCTTCAATTAGCTGTTGTTCTACACCAATCAACAGACCGCTATCATCATTATAAATGGCTTCTCGTGCCGCATCTTCCGCTAATTGGCGTTCTTTATAAATATCAGGAAATTTTACTTGTACCGCATTATCAAGGGCTCTCTCTATCGCCTGTTCAAGCGTAGGCTCGGCAATAAGCCTTTTTGCCAGCTCATCACCGCTAAAGCCCTGAGCTTCAGCAATCATATCAAACTTCATAACATCAAGCTCTTCTACTTCGCTCAAAGGTTTACTTTCAATATCCAAAGTTCTGGCAATTAAGCCAAGATAATAATCTGCAACGCCTTTCGCTGTTTGTTTTTTCTGCAAATCATCAACAAGCATTCGTCCAGCAGCATACAAAGGCTGTTTCTCTACTTCTGTTCTGATTTCAGGACGAAGTTTATCTTTGAAGTCCTCAATCGCTACACGACGTTCTTTTGTAAAATTCCTTAAACTTTCCCTGGTCAAAATATCTACAGCTTCGTCCCTTGCTTTAGCAATATAATTTTCAAGCCTGATTTTAGAGCTCTCAGAAAGATTATCTGTTATAACAGAAGGAAGCTTATTAAAATAACCATCTACTCTGGACATTGTATTTATTTCCTCTTCACTGGCAAGCATACGATCAAAGACCTGCCGAACTTCATCAGTCAGCGGAGCAGCATTTTCATTACGCCTAATACTTTCATAAACACGCTTCATCCATTTCGCCATTTTTGCAAAAACATGGCGCAGAGCAAGAGACGGAGCCTTACCTTCCATTACATATGTTTCAAACCCCTCTGCCCATTTTTCATGAGCAGGCCGGCGTTCATCTATACTCATATTAAGCCATTGTTCATTAGTTATTCCGGCATAGTCCAGCAATGTTTCCCAGTCTTTTTGTCGCTGTTCGGTTGCTTTCCCGCTATTTACATCGTTCGCAAGATTCTCTACAAAATAATGTCCTGTTTCATGGAAGACTGTTGTCACATCCGAACCTTCAAACAGGCTGATAATTGCTTTGCCTTCTTCGTCCCAGGTGATAGCACCTTTAGTTTTCCCTTCGGCCTGGTAGTATCCCTGCATTTCTTCTCGTCTCTTGCGAAGTGCATTTTCATCTGGTATACTATTATTAAGAAGACTGTCAAGGTCGTTACCTCTGCTGGCGGAATCGCTGCCTGGAGACTGTAACCACTTGGCAGTCTTTTCTTTATTTATATATGACACTCTACCTTTTTTTAGATTGTGCTCTATAAACCAATCATAATCTGTGCCATTTTCTCCACCTTTCCCATAAGCACTGCTGACAGCATTCACCTGATAACGATTGCGTTCAACATCAAGTTCTAAAGGAACAATAATAGCAGACCCTTGTGCATCCTTTAAGTCTAATACAACAACCTTACGCCCAGCATACGAATCTAAAACCATCATCGGGTCAGCCATAGCACGTGGAACTTGTTTTAGCAGCTCCGGCGTCATGCCATCGGAATGGCCGTCAAAAATATGTTTGATCTTGCTTCCGTCGATAGTTACAGGCAAAATTTTACCGCCTGCAAGACCCAATGCAAGCGGTGTCGTCATAACATTATAAGTTTTAGTATCGTTTATTTTCCCTGCAGTATATTCATCTACGATGCCAGCAAAGTTTCTTTCATCCTCAATCAATTTTTCGTTAGCGCTTTTAGTTTGCATATATCGGCCCTTAGGAGTACTGACAACACGCTTTATTTCTACTGGATGATCTCTGAAATACTGCGCTGGATTTTCAGGATTAACAATCATAGCCTGACTGACCAAAAATTCGCGCAACGCTCCTCGTTCTTCCTGGTTCATTTTTGCATTTGTAGAGTTTTCCACAATTTTATCAACTTCTATATCCAGCTCTTCTCTGGCATTTTCTGAAATTTGATATGCTTTACGTAGATCCTTTTTTAATTTTCTATCGTTAACACTATAGTCACCATCTCCAAAAGAAATATGATCCTGCATAGTTTTATAAAAATCGCCATACTTACAAGCGGCAGCCGTAAAATCTCCTATAGGCACTTCTACGTCCAACCCATCAGTGGCGGCAGCATTTACTTCATCTTCTGTAATATTCAAAGCTTGAGTGATCTTTTCCGCTCCCTGCTCCTGCATATATTGCTGAAGCTTTTGCCCATCTATTGATATAAAATCAGAAGGTCGATTCGTATTAATAACACCCGCTGCATATTCCGGATTAACTCCACTTTTTTTAACATTTTCGATATTATTTTCTAATTGAGTTAGTTTTTCTTTGTGTATTTCAGCATCAACATTTTCACCAATACTGTCAATCGCTATTTTAGCACCACTAGCTCCAACGCCTAATAAGGCACCGATCAACCCACTATAACCTGCGTTTTTAATATTTTCTTGCCAGTTTTTGTCCCATTCTGTAGCAATTTGCTTAGCATCAGCATTTGGATTTTGGGCATAGATATTCGTCAGCTGCTCAGGGAATTCTTGAATGAATTCTGTCCCACCTTCTGTTATTGCACTTTCTAATAACCGAACAAGTCTCTTCTTTAACGGACTTCCTGCTGGCAGACTCGCCAAAACCTTACCAAGCGCCAGCTGCTCCAGCGGTGCCTGTATAATAGCGTTATAACGACTTGCTTTAGCAGCGGTTTCTACATCAACGCCCTGCGCTCTCAAGTCCGAATATTGGTTGCCGGCAATAGACATACCCATAAAAATGCCGCCACCTATACCGCCAGTTAATCCTGTTACTGCAATTTGCGGAACAAATTGACCTGCACCCTCTAAAAAATCAAGCCCAAACTGCCCCAGCTTGCTACTGCTACGCACATCAGTCCTTTGTAAAATCTCACTGTTTGCCAAACTGTTGAATTGTTCTGCAATTTTCGGAGCATAGCCGCCATACGGTATATAATTGGGATCTTGCCTTTTATGTATTGCAATATTTTCTTCTACCATTGCGCCTGCATTTGCCAATAACCCTTTTATCCCGGATTTTGCACCATTAAGAAGTGCTGTAGTAATTTTAGATTCCACATCATAACCGGTTTGCTTATCAATAAAACCAAGTGTAGACAAAGGGTCCACTCCGCTGTCAGTGCCATAATAGGCATTTTGAATAGAATAATTAGTGCTGGCTTTTAATGCGTTATTAAAGATGTTATCTAATTCCTGTTTTCTTGCTGCGTCCATAATACCACTCCTAATTTATTTATTGGTTCATCCAGCTATAATATATAATTTCGCGGCATTCATTTGCTCTACGCGTCCATCTGTATATCTTACAATAAACAAATCTTCTGTCAGACTGCCATCAGTATTTCTAGCCCTTTCTACATTACGTATCCCAACCAGCGCTAAACGCGCATCACTAATATTTACTTCTTCTTCGCTATTCAGATATGAGCCCCTTACTGTCATTGTTCCAAAATGATTTTTTTTAAGAGAATTTCTACACGCTTCAACAACTTCATGATACATAGGTTCGCGCTTGTTTTCTAAAATAAATTTGCTGATAAATACTTTTCCGTAGGCTTGTGCTTCTCGCCATGCCTGAGCTTTCGCACCGTTTTTATCTTTAATATCGCCAACAACATCTTGCTGCAGATCGCTCCAGTTATAACTAAACCGTCCTTCGGAGTTTTCAAATTGATCCCATGTCTCTTTAGCTTTATACAACTGCTCAGGTTTGGCGCCATGATTTGCTAAAAATCCTGTATACTCTTCAAGAGAAGTGAACATTCCACCGCCAAGCATATCTTGTGCAACATCTAACTGTGTAGAACTTAGACCTTTTATTTTACCATCAGAATCATAAAAATAATCAGCAGCTGATAACATTTTCTTGCCAGCTTCAACATTTGCACCGGCAACTGCTTTGATTTGGTCTACTACTGATTGATATGGAACACCCTGCTTATAAAGGTTATAAATATTTTCAATTGTTTGAGCATAAAAAGCATTTTGCTGTTCTTTCTGACGGTTCTCTTGATCCTTTACCATGTTTTTATACATTTTAAAAACAGTTTCTTTATCGCCATAATCTATCAACCTTCTACCGCCACCACTGCCTTTGTAGTCAGTAAAATCTAAATCTAAATGTCCTGCCGTAGAATTTGTAGACGGCTCACTATATTCATCAAGTACGAGAATCCCTTTACTTTCAGCATACTGTATAAATTTAGCTCGATTTTCGGGATTCTCCAACCAATCACTTGCAACATCTACTTTCCAGCCGCCACCATGGCTACGCTCACCTTCAGCGTGCAAATTTCCGCTGTCAGTACCACTGGTAACCAATAAAGGTTCACCAGTCATCTTTTGGTAATATTGCCCCAAATCAGCAAGGCCACTACGAGTTACATACTGTGTTCCCTCTAACGAAGCGCCCTCTTTCTTGACCCACGTAATACCATTCCCTGGTTGCTGTTCGTCAATAGAGGTATTACCCATATTATCAATAAAAGCCCTGGCACCTTCTTCATCATTACCAAACTGCTGGAAAATCTGCCGCGCAAAACTATCTATGGTTTCAACCTTTTCTTTTTGAAATATTGTATTGTTAAAGCCATTACGCTGCTCAGGAGTTAAATCATCGTAAAAATATCCTAACAGTTCGTCCGCTTTGGCGTAATTCTGATTAACTATCGCCGCAGTGATCAAGGTGCTTCCATATTTGCCCAGCGCCTGACTTGTTTTATTTTTTATAAATGCTTCTCCATATCCTTGATATCTGGCAGAAGTTAAAAGTCTGATTGATGCCTCATTGCCCACAACAATATCATTATTATCATAATTTTTCTGCCCGAATTCGATCTGATCATTTATGTTGTTTTCATAACTGACATCTTTAACTTTTTCTCCTTGTTGATGTTGATGCTGCCCAACAAGTGCCCAGCCTTGATTTGCTGACCTATTAGCCATCTCTTCAAATGCAGATCTATACTGGCTTGTAACAAACTTAGTCTGTCCTAAAATTTCACTTCTGATTTTTCGTTCTTCTTCCAAATACCTATCCTGCGCACCGACAGCACCTTCAAGGCGTGTATTCATAAGGCCTGTTTCATTGTTATAAAGGATGTTATATCTTGCTTTATTATATTTATCAACAGCTTCCAATAAACTACGCTTATCATCATCTTCTATCATTTTCATTGTTACTTCATTCACCGCACCCAATCCTCTACCAATAGCCTCGTATCCAGCGCCATTGCCACCGTAACTGTTTAAATCGCCTGGGCGCTGTACTTGTCCCTGTATTGTATTAGGATTGACCTGTGGATCATATTGACTGAATTTCATAGGTTTAGACCTCCTTTTTAGGTATAGAAAAAGCGCTTTAACAAATTGTTAAGCGCTTAAAGGTATGTTATAATGTTGTCCGAGATAGTCAGTGTGTTGGCTTCCCTTACGGGGGGTGATAGCTATTGTCAACTTATGAAGCGTTGTCTTTGATGATTGCTTTTAGTACATTAATAGCTATTGTCATTTTAGGCTGTAAATAGCCATGAAATAAGCCGCTAACACCAGTGGCGCGCGGCTTCCTTTCACGTTTTACGATTATGAGGGAGAGCCAGCGTGCGACCACTGACTATCTCTTTTCGTTTATTATATAATACATTTCGTACCAATGCAAGTTTAGAAGTAAGGATATTTTGATTTACCAAGTGGCGCGATGCCCGAATATGGACTTGTGTAATTATTTTGATAAGGCGACTGATAAACAAAACCTCCGTTGGATGAACCACCTGTTTTCCCGCTGCCGCCGTAATTTTTATATGCGCCAAAAATACCAGCAGCAGTACCCAAGATAGTGCCTATATTCTGCTGCTTGGCCTGTTGTTTCACGTTATAAGCAGAAGCTCTTGCAGCGTTAGCCTGGTTCTTGTAATTCACTACGCCAAGATAGTTACTCCATTGGTCGTTGCGCTGATTACTCAAAAGCTGGTTACTGTCTTTTCTATAAGCCCTAAAGCTGGAATCACTAAGGTCAAGAGCTGTCCCCATATCGCCACTGATGCCTGCTGCGCCAAATGCGGCAGCCTGCTGACCTGCTACAAGGCGACGACGATCATTGAGCTTTTGCTGCTCATAAGCGTACTGCTCCGCTATCTGCTCCCCCTTCTTTGCCTGTATATCAGCGTTTTGTTCTGCAGCCTGTGCCTGCGCATCGTAATAAGCCTGCTGCGCTTTAGCCTGTTGGTTCGTCGCAGCTATTTGCGATACTCCCTGCAAAGCAGTCAATCCCATCATCATACCTACAGATAAACACATTTATATACCCCCCTCCTCAATCACGAACGGAAGAAACTCTTTTCCGTTCTTTTTTATTTTTATAGGAGCTAAGAACATTGCTCCCAGCCTATCAAGCCACCGTATAGAAGCAGAATTGCCGCTGTAAACATAATTATAAAGCCGTCCATATTCTTTTACCCATTTTGAAATTAAAAGCCTGGCAACGCAAATAAGCAGCTCTTTTTTGAAACTGCTTATCCTTTTTGTCGCCAACATCCAAATCTCTTTACCCTGAACGCCTGGAATTTCAGTTAATCCTACAATACAAAGAATGTTATCTTCCATATCTTTATAAATGTAACAATGATCTGCATTTTCAATACTACCGGCAACAAGCATTATTTCGTCTTCCTCATATGCTTCCAGCTCCTGCCTATCACTATCTCTCAAATCTTTCAGCAGCGCTACAGCAATTCCAATAGCGTTATCAACGTCAGCCAATTCGACCTTATACTTTTTAGCCACCAAAAGTCACCTTCCTCGTTACGCTGAGCAAATTAAACGGATAAGGTTCAGTACTTGTAATACAAAGTCTTCCATCACGATCAAACCCACCTGCCGGTGGAGTTGCCGTTTTATCTCCACTATACAATTTCATATTCTCAGTAACGCTAAATTCATCATAAGCAATAGCATCCTGATTTCCAAATTCAGTACCAACTTCACCGCCGAGAGTATTTTCAATGCGTAAAATCGCCTCTGACACCTGCTTAAACCTGCCCTGCATAGTTCCGTCCTGTAATTGAATTTCAACATTAGGAAGCTCAATATTCATAATATACGGTAGACCTGCAACCGCACGTTTAATTTGTATAGGTAATTCAACAGTACCGTCATCAAGCACTTTATAATTTCTCAATACACGCCCATCACCTAAAACAGTAATATTATTGCCAGCAAGGTGACCAAGCCCTGTTACAATATTAGTCGCCTCATCCATATCATACTTTTTAGCACAATCTAGCATTACATAATCATTCGGAGCATCACCGTCATAGTTATTGTCAAACCGCTCAATATAACGGACAGTTTCTCCATTTACCACACGTTTAACAACAACATATACACTATCCTCATCACCTTCAGGAATATTCACTACAGCTTCAAATTCACCGTCAGTAATAATTCTTGACCATGCATATACTTCCTGTTCTCTTATGTAAGACAGACACGCTATCGTACCATCACTGCGCACAAAGTAAATTATGCTGTCCGGCTCCTGCTTATAAGCAGAATCAGTAATCGAAAGTCCCTTTATAATTTGTCCCGCCAGTATCGTCAATTCCATACCGCCATAGCTGTCGGTTTCAAAACTGTAGCCCATATCCCGCACTGTCGAACCACGTCCCTGTACGAATACAATTCTATTGCCAATTGTAAGCGGCTCACAATTGCTGCAGCCCCTGGTAGTTTGCATCTTCGGTGTGATATTCGTCGGTGTCACGACCTCGCTCCCTGAAACGATCCATTCATTGCCCTGCGTTAAAACAAGCAAATCCACAGACGGAATTAAATGTAAAATATCAAATTGTTTCCTGCTGATAAACGAAGCGGCAATAGCACTATCATCTGTTACTGTACCACTGACCTTTTCTACGCCAAAATTAGGATAATCACCGCTTCTAGACATCCAAACCATATACGGTCTTTTATTATTTCCACCAAAGCAAAGTCTGTCTTGAAAAAAACATACCGTTTTTGGATAACCGAAATTGCTATTCCAAGCCCCAAAAGCATAAGTAGTAGTACTTTCTGTAGAACCAAACGGTTCGTTTACCATAGCTTTAATATTATATTCGTCGATATAACTAACTATTTTAGCTGTGCCGTCTTTAGTATACGGCAGTGCAGTAAGCGTAACAGTCAGATCACCGCTTGTTATAGAAGCTTCTATTCTCAAATAAGTTGTATCTGTTACTGTACCGCTTTCAGTAGCATTAAAATTATTTGTAGCAGAATATTTACGATATTCTTTCCACGTTGTACCATCCTCACTTTTTTGCACTTGAAAACTTCCAGTCCACGTTCCACCGGAAATAACCTTCCAGCTTTCTCCAACGACAACCGCTCCAGTCGTTCCTGTAGCATTGTCTTTCAAATTTAATTCTACCGAGGACGATTCTACCTCATGTGTCAGCCTAATATTACCATCAATCAATCCCTCGTTAAAAATAGGCCTATTGCTTGTAATGGTCACAGTGCCTGTTGTACTGGACGGTGTAACCTTCGGATTATCCTGAAACGCTATAGTAACCCAGCCATTTGCCCCATCTGTCCCTGAAAGATTGTTATCATCATAAGCAACGCCTTTCTTACCGCCAATGCCACCATTGCCATAATTGATTCCATCACTTCCGTTTTTTGCTCCATGCTCTTCTGAATAAGCCGCAGTAGCTCCTCCACCGCCTTGCGCTACCCAGCCAAAAGCACTACTGCTTCCACCGTTGCCGCCAGCATTACCATAACCGGCTCCATAATGTACGGCTCCGCCTTTTCCTCCGGCTCCTACGGTTACAGGAAAACTATCACCTTCGGTCAAATCCATATCAAAACTGTAAAATCCACCACGGCCGCCAGTCCCGCCAGAGCTTTGTTTATCACTTGCTTTCCTTGCCACACCGCTGCCACCGCCACCAGCACCTGCAACTTCTATTGTGTAGCGGCCATCTTTTGGCACTGTATACGTATAATCACCAGGAGACGTATAAACAGCGCTCTCAACTAAATCCATCATAACCTCATCTTCAAAATAAGCATGAGTAATTTCAAAATCGCCAAACTTCCAGTCCGTTTCGCTGTATCTTGCTAATTGTTTCACCGGATAACTACCGCTCGTAATGTATATAACATCCGCAGACTGAGCAAATCTTAATTTTTCCAAATCAGATTCTGTAAAAGGAGTTACTATCTCTATACCAAGATATTCCCCGTTTCTATGTATTCTGATGTACTGATCCCCTATTTCAAGCAAATAATTAATATCGTCAGTAAAATTAAACCCCGCCAGAATACATCTCTTATCAGCATATTTTGTAGCAATACAGTAAACAGTTCCGCTGCGACGATACACGGGCCCATAAGGGCGAATATAACAATTCTCAGCAGTCAAAAGCGCATACTGATATTTATCCAGATCAACGCGGTTAGCTACCGCATTAGATATCTCTCCTGCAGTAAATGCCGGCTGCAGTACATAAAAAGGATTTGGTCCACTTCCTCTAGCCATAAGTTCACATCCTCGCAGTAAAGTATTTATCAGGGTAGTCCAACTTATCCTGACGTTCAGCGGCCGTAGTATATTTTGCCCTGCTAAGAGCTGCCTGTGCCAGTTGATATTGTGTCTGCTGGATAGTCCCATTGCCATTTAACTGTAAGCAAATATTAAAAGCTAACATCCTCGCCAACGCCTCAACAAAATCAGAACTGAAAAGCTCTGCATCCTCTGCGTCATATGTGTACTCCAAATATGCTTGGTACACATCACATCCTATAGCCTGCGTATTATCACTAATCAAAAACAAATCATACTTATCTTTATCCAAGCTGTTTACAGTCTCTTTCTCATTAAAAATACGTCTTGCACACACACATTTTTCTGGATATGCATATACATACTTCCAATCAGGATTTGAAGCATCCAGTTCTGCAAGCCTAATAATCCTCTTGGCAAAGCCCCAGCTATATTCACGCAATAGACCTTTTCGGCTATGGTCATAAAACAGCTTGCACTGCCTTGCAAGTTCGTTATTCTCATCAATAGAAGAAATGCGGCCTTTAGCTAAATAAGCCAAGGCCATATTGCAAATATCTGTATTATTCATCACGGAAACACCTCCATGTTATTTTCCTCTTTATTAAAATAGGGACGCCTTAAAGACGTCCCTAAGTGCTTGTACATAGCCGTCACATGACTACATAGGTGTTATTTAATATTTTCTCTAATAAGCCTAATCAAATCTTGTCTACTGGCATTTGCCGGATATTTAACATCGGCATTATAGAGCTTAGCTCTTAATTCATTGGCCGACATATCTTCAAGCTTTCTACCCGGCATTACAGTATTACCATTACTATCTAAAATCATTTAAAATCCACATCTACAGCGAGCGCCGCAACAATTTTATCGGCAGTTGCATTAGTTGGAGTGCTGGAATCACTAGCTTTGATGCGCAGGTATTCTTTTACTCCCAAAGGCACCTTAGCTCGTACAGGAGCATTGTCGTCCAGAGTAAAGCTTCCCAGCGCTACAGCCTCGCTGAACGCTTCATCATCAGCAGTTTCCAAGGTTAAAACAACACTGCCGCTTTCAAGCTTCGGTCCTACATAAAGCCACATTGGATTTATGCTGTCTCCGCCGCCCATAGCGATAATATCGCCAAGAACACCGTCAACTAATTCTGCAGCAGGTTTCTCAAAGAAAATATTTTCCTTATCTAATCTCATTATTTTTCACTCCTCACGCTTCAATTTTAGCTTCGTCTTCACGAATGCAGTCAAGTTTACGTACACGCATACCATCTACATTTAATACTTTAATGCCATTGGCCAGCGTTTCCATTTCAACATGAACGTTATTTTTATCGATCAAGCACAGTTTGAACAGAGTATACATGCTGCGAGAACAGTACATCATAACACTGTCAGGATTTCTCAACCGGTCATGAACGCGAATAACATTCTCAATAATCTTCTGCTTTTGAGCAGAAGTTGCAGATGCAAACTGTGCTGCATCAATATTGCGAATAGCTCCTACAGCTCTATAATCACGAATAGTCAGGCCTACATTCCAAGTCCATTTCGTAATCATAGCTTCAAATTCAGTTCCGTCATCCGCTATTGTAGTTTGTTGTCCAAGATCTTCTTTCTTCAAACCAGCACTACCATTTTTAGGGAACACGCCTGAGCATGTACGTTCTCCCCAATTTACAAAATAAATAGATGTATTTTTGGTACCGCCGCCAGCATTAAGAGTAGTATAGCCTTCAGCCGTCGGATCATCACCATTGCCAAAATAACGATGTCTGATATCGAACCCGTTAAATTCATCCGGAACCTCGCTAAGTCCGCCATAAATAACATCTTTAGCAATACGATCACCAAAGCCGGCTACAAATGCTAGATCCTCGCTATAACGGAAAGCTGCAGGATCATTCTGCAAACGCAAAAGCTCTACATCCATCTTATTACGATTTTCGTATAAAGTAGTCGTATCATTAATCTGTTTTACTCCGCTCTTTTTATAAGGAACACCAGTATTGATACGACGGATAGAAGGTTCAGGAACTTTTGTACGTTGAGTAGTCACGATCCCAGTAGGAAGATTGCCCTCCATAAAAGTCATTTCTTCTAAAATTGGATTAGATTGAGACAATACCTCAATAATATCATCTACATTTCCGGAAGGGTCAAGTCTTCCCCTCCAATCAGCTAAGGTATATGCCAATTGATTTAAAACTGCCATTATTCATTCATCCTCTCTTATTTTAATTTACTAAAATCTGTTTTGTCATAGAATTTTTCAAGGCTGCTTCCCTGTGCGGCAGGAGCGCCAGCGCCTTTACCCGGGTCACTCTCCAAAAACTTTCCGAGCATAGAAAAAGCGCGGATAACTTCAATTCTGTTACCTGCGCCTGTTTCGTTTAACGCCTGCCTGATACCAGGAACCGCTTTCTCTACATGTTCCACCGCAAGACCGCAAAGACTAATGATACTGTCAAACTCTGTCCCAAGTTCTTTCTTTGCAGTCTCACCCCAATTTTGAACTTCTGTATTTCGCTGCTCTATAACAGCATTCATAGCAGCTTCTGCGATGCCTTTACCCCATTCGCCGCCATACTTAACAATAGCGTTAGCCTGCTCATTGTTAAGCCCCATATCCTTAATGACCTCTACGAACTTATCGCTCTCTTCCTGGCTGAACTCAAAGTCATCCATAGCGGAAATAGTTTCTTTAAAGTCATAAGCAATTGGTTCAGCTTCTTCCTGTGGTTGAGTTTCTGCTTTACCACCAAGAAGGGTATCAGCAGACTGTGTCTCCTGTTGAACCTCTTTCTGCTGTTCAACTACTTCAGTGCCCTGCGTGTTATCGTTGGCACTCGTGTTAGTTACATCTTCCATTAGTCATCGTCTCCTTCCAATTGTTCGGCAGCAATTTCCTGCGCTTTGATTTGAGTTTTTATATATTCAAGCTCAGCCTTTTGTTTGAGCTCTACTCCAGAAATACCAAGACTCTTAATATCATCGAGAATTAATAAACCGACTTTTCTCATACCCTCGTTATAAAAGGTCTGTGAATTGCCGGTAAAACTATCTATATTGATTTTTGTTTTATCAAGCAATCGCATTAAAAACCAGCGTCCGCTTTCGCTATTTAAGATAGTTGATAGTGCATCCTGATCGCGTTTGCGAAGCTCTCTTTGAAAGAACGCCTGCAATTTAGCTTGCCGGCTATCCGCATCTGTAATACTCTTATACCTCACCTGCGCCGCCTCCCATGCCTAACCAAGCTGCCATAGCTGGGTTACCATCATTTGCAGCCTCAGTCATGTTCTTTGCCGCCTGTGCTGCCGGTGCTGCTGCCTGCATAAGAGCCATTGCTTCCTGCGTCTGTTGCTGCTCTTGTAATGCCTGCTGTTCTTGCTCAATAAGCTTCTTAACATCATCGTCGCTACGTTGCATAGCAGCGGGAGCACCAAGCATTTCAAAGTATTTGGACAGTGTTCCTATAGGATCAACCTTCTTGAGCACTTCCGGCCAAGCCTGCGCCATCTGCAGCGTAGTAGCAAGAGCCTGTTCGATATTAACAAGTCCACTCATTTTCTGCGCTTGCGCCAACGGGGAAATATACTCAATTTTAATATCCTCATCGCTTATACGTTCCTGGATCTCAGGTGGTATCGGCGGGAATGCTCCAGACCTTTCGAGGATGTTGTATATCCTAACAATAATCGGCGTTAGGAACTCATCCTGTAACCGTTCGACTACAGGCCCTAGCTGCTGCAACTTTTCCTGTGTGCGTTCCATGACCTCGCGTGCCGTCATTTGCCCGTTATCAACACTATCAAGCATCAAAAATAAATCTGCACTATAGTGCCTTTTGATTGCGTCCTCCGTGCGAATGATCTCCTGAGAAGCATGGTCAATATCTAAATTGACCTGGAACAGCGGTTGAACGAACTGCTGCGACTGGTCATCCACAGCTGTCATCCCGCCAGGAATAAGATTAATACCACCGTTGTTCAGCAGCGAAGCCGGTCCTTTCATTGGAGGTTTAACCCCAATCTCAATAGCTGTAAGCAAATCTTTTTTCATAGTCTGAAGTGCTTTACTATCGCCTTCAGCGAACCAACCTGGCCCTTTAGCGTACGGTTCAAGCCCGTTTACAAGATACCTTGCAACTGGTATGGCCCATTCTTCAAACCCCCCAACGTATAAGAATTCATTATCCTGCGATTTATCAAGCCAATACACAGACCTATAAGGCATATTCAACCTATCCATATATCCTGGCAGGCGTTTGTCATTTGGTTCAACAAGCCAATTGACAGTATGCTTTTTATCAAGTCCAGTACCATTAGTCGCTTGCTGCTGCAAATGTTGAGGCAGGCTTTCCTGTCCAAAACAATCAACTATCTGTGCTAATGACATTTCATATTTTCGAGCGAATGTCTGCACCTTGCCAAAGCCGTCTACACCAAGAGCATAAGTCCCAATAGTCATAGGTACACATCTAATACCCGTACTCGGGTCATAAAAAATTGTCATTGGGCATTGTCCAAATGGCAACTCAAGATACACCGAATGTATGCTATTGTAAAAATTACTCTTTGAAAGCACCGCAGATACTATTTCTTGCCTGATATCCAACACTCTCGTGGCTTCAATATCACCACTCATCGCACTATTGCTAAACCCTAATTTGAACCACTGACGACTAGGAGGGGTTAAACCGCTCATTACTCCTGCAGCAAATACTTGTGCGGCCAACCATGCAACGCCCTGAGCAATTTCCAGATCACGTCTGCGGGCAGGATTAGTTTTATCTGCCGTATTATCGAATTCGCCTATAAACGGCAACTGATAATCTCTAATCGCTTTCCAACGAATTTCATAATCAAGTCTTTTTTCATAAAGATCTCTCATCTTTCTAATCAGTTTTCTTTTCTCTGGCCAGTGGCTTTTTAAAGACGGCCCATCTGCTGGGTGTGTTTCTGCCGGCGCTCGTGCTGCTATAGTTTCAATTTCTTTTTGCTTTAATTTAGCTTTAGCCATTTCAATACCCCTAACCTAAAGTCTTTCTGCCAGTAGCGTTGCCTGCAATAGTATTGCGATCAGACGACACTTGCGTAGAAGCAAAACCACGCCTTTTATTTTTCTTTGCCGGATCTGTTTCTGTTCCAGTCTCCGTACTGGTCACTGTCGTAGGAGCCGGAGGCGTTTCAACAACCTCAGGCATTCTAATACTCCCACCACCAAATACTTTCTTGAAAATTCCCATTGCTATCACTCCTTAAAATATCGAATATTCTGTATTACACATCATCTTCCGGCCATACCCAGGATCACCCGGTTTTAACCTTGGATAAACAGGCCTTGCAAAAGTCAGAGCAAGACCATCTGCAAGATCGGGGCTTTTACCAATCTTTTCCTTAATTTCTTCTTTAGGCTGTAAGATGATTTTGCCACGTTTACTAAACTTGTACTCTACGATACTAAGTTCGCTTTTTAATTCCGGCATATCAGGTATAGCGCCGCCAGACTTGAGCCATTCAAGCATCTTAAAATACATCTCAGCACGTATATTTTCAAAACGCTGTTCATGCAGTGCATTGCCCTGAAAGTAGACTTCACTGATATTGTTGTACCCCAACTGCCTAATGCGATCTATAACTCCAGCACCCATGACTCCGGCGTCAATAAAAGTCATATCGGCCTTATATCTTATTATCGCATCAATAACTCTTGCCGCCATATCCATAGTGTCCAGACCTTTGTAAACTAAAGGTTCATCTACCCATAGTCCCTGTCTCTTAAAAATAGTAGATCTGTCATCACCATATCTGGCTATATCAACGCCAAGAATAACTGGAGCTCCCTGCACGTCTTTTTCTTGAAGCAATCTGTGTGCTGCCTCTGTAACTAAATCAATAGGGATGACGACATTACTAGCCGATGCAGTAAAATCACAATAAAGTTCCTGACGTATTTCTATATCCGTCATATCTTCCATCATCGACTTAAGCTCTGCTTCATCCAACACACCGCTTTCATCAGCTCTATAAAGGCAGGTAAACCAGTCTTCGCTGCGTTGCGCTCTTTGGTATATCTCATAGAACTGATTCTGCCCTTTAGGTGTTCCGATAAAATAAGCGAAGCCCTTGCGGTCAGCTAACGCCGGCCGTATTACTTCGCCCCATAGTTCAGGCTTTATTTGAGCATATTCGTCAAGCACAACACCGTCCCAGTAAGTACCGCGCAACGCATCAGGCTTATCCGCACCTATAATATATATCCTTGCCCCAACAGCATTTTTATGCTTTGATGGCAGTTCTATAAACAGATCGCTTTCATTTACCTTTCTGCCAGGAATCGCGCTTGTGTAATACTTCAAATAGTTCCATGCAATCATCTTAGCCTGATTCCTAAACGGCGCTACATATGCGAACTGAGGGCTTATAAGCGTATTTTTGATAGCACTCTTAGTCAGCTCATTTATCATTCCTACAGTCTTACCATAACGTCTGTGAGCTACTATAACGGCGAAGCGATATTTATCAAGTGCAGGATGAATTATGTCTTTCCAAAGAGGCCTTGGCTTGTATGGTATAGTTATTACTTTCAACCATCATCACCAGCCCAACGAAAAGTAATTGGTTCACCATCTTTACCGCTAACCTCGCGCTTCTCTACAAATGCTGCTATCGATTTACCATATAGCTCAGATGCTTTAAGCCTATCATTCATACGCTCTTCTTCGTCTTCCATAACATCTAACCAGAAGTCTTTTAGTCTGCGAAGTTCATCTGCAACCTCTTCTTCTTGGATTCCACGAAGTTCGTTCATCCTGTCGCAAATGTTATCATTTGTCAACAGTCTTGCTGCCTGTTGCCTGGCGCTTCTCTCTGAATATCCTGCTTCTATGGCTGCCTGCTCCTGTGTTTTACCACCTGCAGCCATAAGCTGACAAAATTTCTCCTGTCTTGGATCTTTTAATGCAGCCATCTGTTATCACCACCTTTGCAAATAAAAAAGCACCTAACCGAAGTTAAGTGCTGTGTATTAAGTTATTAGAGAGTCATTGTTCCTAACTTGTCTCTTAAAATGTCATTAATTAGATTGCTCTTTGATACGATTTTTTCTAATTCAGAAGCAAGATCGTCTAACCTTCCCTCTAGGCTGTTTGAAGCAAGATGTTCTTCCTTACAGACAACACTACCACTATTAGGATCACTAAATATAAACATCTGCGTATTCTCAATACTTAAATTTAATGTCCTAGTAAGACGTTCAATGGTTTCTATTTGTTTTTCTAACGAGCCTTTTTCTTTATCACAAGTTGGAGTTGCCATACAGATATCGTTCATCATCACACCTCTTATTCTATATGCTAAATTCTGATATATATTACCGTGTTTTATCGGCTTTTTAAGGCTAAATTATTTATGTAGATTAAATATGCCGCTGTATCACCCCAACGGCAGGGTCGAGCAGTTGCCGGATTACCCAAACAACACACGCACCTTTAAGCGTGGATAGGTGTTCCCCATCTATGCCGTACCCGTGGTCTGAGCTACACGGGCTTTGTTGTAAGCCCACTTACTTACAATACTATTTTAACTCATCAAAACAGGTAATATGTCGGAAACTTTTTTATTTTATCAAACCTTTTTTCAATGCCAAACCAACAGCATCTCGGAGAAACTCCTTACGAAATTCATAACAGGTATCTCTATTTACGCCGGTTAATTCTGCAATTATTTTCATCGGCTTCCTTTTTTCATATTTTTGATACATAACTTTACCAGTAAGCTGATTCTCATGTATCTTATAGGTTTCTGCGACAACTTCAAGCCATAGCTCCGGGTTCATTATTATCGACTGATATGGTCCATATCCAAACGATATCATACGTACTGGCTCAATGTTTTTTAATGCTGCTGTTTCTGTTGGATTACTAATAAAAGCATGACCCCCACCGCCCGTATGCCCTTTCCTTGCAGTACGTTGCTCTTTTTCTTCATCAACAACTTTTTGTATTTGCTTACGATCCCAAAAGTACCGCTCTACATGCTTAATATACTGTTCTATTAGCATATCAGTCTCCTTCTAGCTTTTCTTTTTTAATCGCCTAAATAATGCTCCAAAAGGATTTATGCTGTCTTCTACGAGTTGGTTCAAAATAGCCTCCTTAAACTCTTCGTGTTTATGTTCTTGTTCGCCCTCAACAACCCAATATTCTTGCACCCATTCTCTCGTACCGTCTGCACTTTCAAGCAAATATAAGATACCTTTAGAATCTAGTTTGACACCAAGTACTTTACATTCTCCCTTAGGCACATGCACATTATCCCCTATATTAAACTTGCTCTCTATTGTTAATAACATTTGTATCGCTCTTCTTATCTGATAGATTTATTGTAAAAATACTAAACCTTCTTAAAACTAATATAAACAAAAACGTTAATATCCAATGTTCATATACAAATTCAAATATCCATTTTATTAGATCAGGATAATTCATGTCTTCACTCCTTAATCATCACATATAGCTTGACCGCAGTATTTGCAGTAGTGAGCATCATCATCTACCTCACGTCCGCATACAGGACATGCCCAGCCTTTAGGTATTTGTTGTGGGAAAGGACAGTTTGGTATAAAATGCTCTTCGACTACCAAATTTACTTCTTGTGGTAGTTGCTTTTGAGCAGCTGTCAATAAAGTTATATAAGCCTCTCTTTTCTTATTCATAGGCATTTTCCAAATGATTGGTTTTAATAAAGCTATTGATCTTTCTAACTTTAGTATGTTCATTCGGGTTCACCGTCCATAATAGCCCCGCAGTAAGGGCAGCTTTTATATTTTTTACTGCCGCTGTAGATCGGTACACGCTCACCACACACGCTACAATCACCGATGGGGTGTTCAGGGTGTTCAATCCAATGCCCATGCTTACGTTCTTCTACTGTAGGGGCTTCGTCTATTAAAAATTGAATAGTAGTGATTGCTGCCATTAAGCCGAAGCGCAACTCTTTCCGCCGACGCAGGGCGTCTGCATCTATTAATCTCATTATCTATTCACCGTCCTCTCAAATATCCATCGGGTCACAATTCTCACAGTCAGGTTCAATGTCTCCATACTGCCAACGACAATATGTACAGCAGTATTTACTGTCCCAGTAATCACAGGTAGCGTCACAATCATCACAAGGGCATTGTTCTTCTTCCATTTTTATTCACCGCTCCTTTAATAGCTCAAATCATCATAGATATTGCCGATAACTTTTGCATAAGGTTTCCCACCATGGTTTAAATAATAAATGTCACCATAATATTTAACTGGTTTTTCAATTTCCGCTAAGTAGAAAGCTCCCTTTGCATAAGCTACCTGCATACATGGTGGTATCCAATCGTCCATACAGACGATATCGCCCTCAAATATTTTCTTACCGTTTTTATCGACAAAGCCTGTATATTGTCCGACTGTTTCAGGGTCAACTTCATGCATAACCGCTTCTGAAAAATCACCAAACTGATAATTTGAATAACTAATAATAAACGCTTTTTCTTTTAAAGGGTCGTCCTGTTGTTGTACAAGTGCCCCATATACCCAACTTTTAGTGATACTGTCTTTACCTCTAAATAATATTTCACGCATTTTTCTTCACCTTCTTGTGTCAAAATATCCAAAAACAGCTATAAAAACTACGGTCAATATAGCCATTAATACCATTGATAAATTCGGTCCTATTTCATACATTTTTTATGCCGCCTTGTCTGTAAACACATATTTTATGATTGGTCATTTCAACCATCCTACGAGAAATTTTATTCCAAATAATATAAGTGTTATAGCCCCTGTAGTGTAAGTAATGACATATAAGCGGCTATGTCTGTCACTGCTGTCAGTCAGAAGTACCAATATAGACCAAAGAGCTGACGCTATAGTCACAGTAATAGATGCTGTAACGACACAATTCATTAGTAAATAAATAACATCCATGATATTCATTGTTCTTTACACTCCTTGATCTCAATTAATGGGCAATATGTATGTCTACCGCTTTCTAAAACCTTAAAATTCTCTCGTACGCCCTCGATATCTATACAAAGAATATTAGGCACTAATGCTTTGCCATCAACTTGACAATACTGCCCACTTTCATCTATAAAAGGACACTTTAAGCAATTCTCAGGCATATCCATTTCTTTAATTGCTATCATATTTTTTTTGCTCCGTTCTGTCAGCCCAAGTAATCCTACGCGATTTAAACTTAGTTGGCATAGACATAACAGTAAGCTGAATACAGTTGCTACATTCTGGGGTTTCGCTCAACTCACTGTCCTTTCTGTTATTAATGCATAAATAACAATAGTCTAAGTATTTCATTTTTTATTCCTCCATTCTTACCCAACGTTTTTTGTCCTTAGGCATAAATTCAGAAGGTCTAGCAAAACTGTATTTCTCATTAGGCTTACAGTTACCACAAATAAAACTTCCTAGGCATTTGCACTCATGGCACCAACCTACGTACTTTATTTCAGTTTTTTTCATCTACTCCACCGCCTTTCTACATTCGTCACACAAATAGTCAAACTTTCCCAAAGTACCTTCCGGGTACTCACTATCAACGTCGATACGCCTTCCGCACTTGCAGCACTCACAAAACCACCCGTTTTCAAAGTAGACCTTTAACGGAAGATTATTGATACTGCCGTATTCGTCCGCCCACGGTAATCGGCTAACGTTGGCATCTAAAAAATCAATATCCAATTCGCTAGCCCCTTCTCGTTTTGCTTGACCTCTTGTTTTCCGTATACAATAACGGCGTATTCATCACCGTCACGCTCCTTACAGCAATACGCTTTCATCTACTCCACCGCCTTAGTCGCAGACATATTTTTTATTAACATACGCTTTGATATCTGCAGGATCAAATGCTCTGTCACATTTTGGGCAGCAGGGCAACATAGCATTATTACCCCGACCCATATTCTTTTCCATTTCTTTAAGTGCTACTCTGTATGGTTTATAGCTGTGGGCTATTTTCCAAAACCGTCTAGCACTTTCCATGTATCTACCCCATTCACGGTTTTGCCGTTTTTCAAAAATTGCGACCATGAGCATTGCTGCAAACGGATCTATAACTGCACCGCATCGGTCACAAAATATGAGATGACTTTCTTCATCTATGCAAAGTTGTGGTTTGACATAATCAACACCATATTTATTATTTTCATAACATTTGCAGGCCGAAAAAAACTTCTTTTTTGATACCATGCCTACAAGACTTCTAATTTTCTCCACTACTCCACCACCTTAAACTTCTCTAAAATCAATATCAGGGTAACGATATAGCAGCATCTTCTTTTTGATCAGATACACCTGCGTCCGCATCCCTTTCGTGTCGACGTAATATATATGCCCATTAGCTTCTGTTACCTTGAAATCAGCTCGATAAATAATCGGCCTTATCTTTTTACCTGCAACCTCATAACCAGGCTGTAAAACAAATTCAGGCTGTAATTCAATGCTTTTTACTGCACCGGTACGCTGCTGCCAAAGTAAGTCCTCATAGTATTTTGCTTCTTTCCTACTATCAAAGCGAATCCCGTCAACCTCAGTTATTGCATTACCATATTTCAGCACAGGTACAGCCCCAGGTAAATTCGCCGGCGCCGTTACGCTGTCCGAACGTATTTTACTTACAAGATGTGCTGGTAGTTCATTCCACGTCGTCATTTATTACTACCGCCGATAACATAATTTCTAGAGCTTTCTTCTCTCTCCGATACCGAGCCACTTTCCCGCCGAGCTGGCTGTTTTTTCGGCGCAGTTGTTTGAGTTCCGTCAGTATCTGCATAAGTACTGGTTTCAATACCGGTACATACTGATCGCCTGGTTCTTTTTCGATTAACGCCATCATAATTTTTATATTTATTGGTTTCACTATTTCCAACTCCTTATATTTAAAAGGCCGCCCCCCTACGGGCTAATCACCTCCGCAGGGGTATACTTCCCTTTATGCTTGTATATAGTTAGTATGCGCGGCCGTTTTAACTAAAAACAAACTAATTGTTCAAATTTCTGCGGCTTGAGCATTTCGGTTTTAGCTTTATTGTAAAACTCCTTAGATAACTCAAATCCATAACTGTTTCTACCTAATTCCATAGCCGCTCTTAATGTTGTCCCACTCCCTGCTACTGGATCTATAACCACGTCACTTGGGTCTGTAAAGATTGTTATTAACTGCTTCAACAAATTAACTGGCTTTTGTGTCGGATGTATTTTAGGATATGTTTTTGTATCCTTTACCCAGTTAAACCAATTAAAAATCATTTTTCCATTATTATTAAATTTCGGTAGTTTTTCCCTGTATAACACCAAAGCGTATTCAGTAGCACCAACAACACGCATATTTGCTTTTAATACCTGTGCTGAAAAGTTTTTGATGAAAATTAAAGGAATGTGTTTTTTAAACCCATGTTTTTCTGCATACTGAATTACCATCGGCATTTGTTCAAATGAGCAAAAAACTATCATGCACGGAGCTTTCCCTTTTTCTTTAGGCTCTTTTTTTAATAAGCGATTACAAAAATGAAAGTATTCTGCAATGTTAAAATTATGATCTGTATTGAAAAAAGCTTTACCTGCAAATTTGCTTTCACCTTTTTTATTATCGCCATCTACATACCACATTGGATTAGATCCGTAAGCATTTGCTCCAAGGTTGTACGGTATATCCGCAATTACTAACTGTGCCTTGGGAATCCCATACCGTTTAAAATTTTGAAAATTATCACAATAAAATTCTGTCTTTATTTTCATTGCTTGCCTCCTAAAGTTGACTGTATATCAAAACAGTTCTGACTTATTAGTGTTCAACTTGTCAAAATGTTCTTCGCCTAAAATCTGTAGTTCTGCCATATCTGCAGCAAGGTTATATATTTTTGCATGCTTATTATTTCCATGTGTATCGGTAACCTTAGCTCTAAATTCGGCAATAGTCCCTAAGAAACAACCACAAGACACTGTTATACCTTTGTCTTTATTTTTGAAAAATGTCGTAAAACTAAATCTACTACCAATGCGACCGATCAATAAATAGTCAGCGTTGCCGGACACCTCAGCGTCGCCGTACACCCTAGCGTTGCCGGACACCCAAGCGTTGCCGTACACCCTAGCGTTGCCGTACACCCAAGCGTTGCCGGACACCTCAGCGTCGCCGTACACCCTAGCGTTGCCGGACACCTCAGCGTCGCCGTACACCCTAGCGTTGCCGGACACCCTAGCGTTGCCGGACACCCTAGCGTTGCCGGACACCTCAGCGTCGCCGGACACCCAAGCGTTGCCGTCATGCGCTAAGTTATCTTCTTTTTCTATGTATCCGCCAAGTTCACCAGCTTCAACACTTCCAAAGCTAATTAAAGCCTTAATCCTAAATAATTTCTTGCCCCATTTTTCTATAAACTCTGCTGTCAACTCATACTTTTTCATAGTTACCGCTCCTTTAAACTTTAGCTAAATCACCTTGACGACATGCTGACCGTTTTGGTACTACATCAGGCACTAACGGATGATATTTATAACACCGTTCACGATCAGCTACCACATAAGTAAATCCGCTTTCTTCGTCTACTCTCAAAAACGGTTGATGTCCGCTGTATGGGCAATCAACAGTGTTAATACATTCAGCACATTTTCGTTCGACGTCTGCGATAAAGCTGATATCGTTGTAATTACGCTTTATAAAGCTATCGTCGGCATCAGGAAAAATCCTCTTTGCTGCAGCTCTAACTTTATCGCTCACTGGCTGCCGTAGTTCGCCAAATGTTTTACCGGCAGCAAGATCAGCAAATAGCTTCTTCACAAACTCATTTGCCGCTTTAGAATTACGCTCAATAGCCTTCTTCTCTGCACCAATTTTATTTTGTCGTAGGATTGATAAAGTATTATTAATATCTGCCCATGTTGGCCAATATTTATTATTATCAGCGATATAATCAACAGTATCGCCCCACATCTCAATGTCTGTGTATTTATAACGCTCCAGGGTTTGCCTTTCGATAGTTTTTTTTGCATCTTCGCTTCCCCAGTTTGGCTTTAATCCCGCCGCCTGCCACACTTCATACGCTGCCGTTATCTCTCTAAGTTCCAACATACGGCATATCCCTCACTTCCTCCCAGTCCAGCCCCATAAAACAAGCCAGTCTGTATTTTCTTTTCTCTGGAGGTATCGCTGCCCAGCGCTCCTTATTTTTTGCAATCCATTCGTCTTTCTCTTGTGCTTCCCTGTCAGCAGCTTGCACTGCTTCAGACAATTTGATTTCATCCGTCCAACGTTCATCCTGCAAAAAAGTATCAGGATCAGGTATGTACCTTCCGTTCTCCTCCTGCCACTGATTAGTTTTTTTGTATCGCTCAACAGCAGCATTAATCAATGCATACTGTTCTTCAGAGTGTACACGCATATTCATCCATGCTATTCTTGCAACAGGCTTTTTCCTTTTCGACGGATATAATTCCCAAAATAATTCAAAACCTTTTTCTTTTTCGTTAACCTCTAATCTATTTTTGGTTTGCTCGCATGCGCGCGCGTTATTATTATTATCATTGTTTATCATTGTTATATTATTATCATTATTGTTAGATGTTAGCTGACTGTTAGGTTGTCTGTTAGGTGTCTGTTGACCGTCTGTTAGCTGACTGTTAGGTTGTCTGTTATCGACTTCCCTTTTTCCTTGATAAACCTGCCAGTTTACTATAGTTATCAGCCTTCCAGTCTTTGTTGATTGGTCTGTTAAAAAATTCATATTTTCAAACTTTTTTAACGCAGTCCTTACATTTTGGACTGTTAGTCCATTTCCGCAAGCTTTTACGATATTAGGCAAGCTGGTTATAAATTGTCCCGGTTGGCAAATAAATTCTTCTCCCTGCCAATACCACTTTTTTTCACTGTGATTTGCCATTAAAAGCAGAGTGATTAAAATTACCTTTTGCTCAACTGTCGTAACCTGCCAAATCGGACTATCTAACAATTTTCGATGTAAAGCAATAAACCCAGTATTCATAGCACTTTACTCCTGATGGTCATATTTTGTAGACAAATACGCTTTTACCTTTTGCCCAATTACAACGCCCTCGGCGGCATTGTGGCGCAGGTAATGACAGTCATTACAAAGCATTGCCATATCTTCAAGCCTATCCTGTCCACCTTGTGACTTTAGCGGCTCGTGGTGTGGCTTAACTCCAGGCTCAACAAAGCTATTGCAGTTTACACACAAACAATCATCACGCCGATATACTTCCTCGCAGAGTTTTTTTAGCGCTTTACCCTTAAGTCTTATCCTCTTTATTTTTGGAATCATCTTTAACGCCCCACTCCTTGATCAGCTCATCTAATTCTTCCTGCGGCCTTGTTTCTACACCAATATCTTTTGCCATAGATACCAAACAATCTATAAAACGGCTCATCTCTTTCGTGTCATAAGCACTGCTACCGTAATATACCCTTACATTGCTATAGCCTTTAATGTTCTGACATTCACCAAGCAATTCAGCTATCCAGCCAACACCATTGCTTTGCCAAATTTCAATAGTTCTGTTTACAGCGTCAGTTGGCACTGGCCATATTCTGCCGTAACCACATTCCCGGATTGCCTTCCTGTAAACATCTTCCTTGCTGTGAAAGCTCTCTTCTGACAGCTTTTCTGCTATCCTTTGGCATAATACCCAAGCGTATTTATTAGCGTCGTTAGAACGCCCTTTGCGCCATTGCTTGACCTCTACAACATACTGCTTTTCAGGATCGATTTTATTGATTTCTTCTTCCTCTGATAAAGGGACAGGTACTACTAAATTTATGTATCCCATCCCTTTTAACGTCTGTAAACCTTTAACTGTTAGCTTCATTTTGCGCCCACTTACTTTGCGTTAATCTTCATCTTCGGCATTTTCGCCATATTCTTTTTTTAATTCCTCGAAATATTGATTTTTAAATTTTTCCAGCTGGCGCTTTGCCTCGTACGTTGCCGAGTTCGCCCTGTCGATATCATATTTTTTTGTAGCCACTTCCTGCACCAATTTTCGATATTCGCTTAATGTAATTGTTACAGTGACTTCATTTTCAGCGATATAATTATCAGTACTGTCATGATAACTTTCAACTTTTTTCCCATATACTTGTTCCATTTTTAATTCCTCTTTTCAAAATTTATTTAACTGATGAATCCCTAAACCTTCCAACTTCATTTTGCTACTGCCTTTTGACAGTTCATACAAAGAGGCCTGCCAAATTTCTGCACGCTGTAATCGTGAACTCTTTGACTGATTTCAACTGTACATTCTTGACACATCAAAAATTGTGGTCCAGTATTTTCGTCAGGAAACGCAGGCTTAGTTTGGTTTATAGGTGTAGGCAGTTCTGCTTTATTTGATGTTTTAGTGGTTGATGGTTCAACAGATTGCCGTTCTTCTCGAACGCTATATTTACCATCGCAAAACCCCCTGTACACATCTGCTGCAACGCCAATATTTTTCATAGCGTTACCAAGTGCGTCAGTAAGACACATCTTAAAGGCTTCATCATTTGCTGTAAGTCCAGTTTTATATTTTTGAACAATGAAGTCGCCTCCACAACCAATGATAGGCTCGCTCCAACTATCACCGTTTTTGATAAACAAAGCTACCGTCATATACAGTAATATTTGCTTATCCTCTAATGGATATATAGTCTTATCTAAAATTTCAAATTTCCATCCAATACCACACAATCCAAACTGAGCAGTAATAGCTTCAATCTTCCATTGTGGGTTTATATCACTTTTTCCCCTTAGATTACCTGCTTGGATTGTTTTCAAAGCATCTGTAGGCGGGGTTGCTAAGTTTGTATATATATCAATCATGTCCTCCACCTCACTTTATCTGCACATTCTGATGCTCTACTACCTGTGCCCCATCAATCTTACTGCCAGCTTTGATCGCAGCCTTGATAGCCGCTTTGTCAGGTGATGTTGATGTAACAACTCTCAAAAATTCTGTCGGCAGCTTCTCCTTATCGGTAATTTCCACTGTCTCACTTTTTTTGTAGCTGACTGCGCCTTTGGGAGTCTCAAATTTTTCACCCTTTAAAGCGTAGGCTACATAACCTTTTAACCACTCCGCCTTATTTTTTAAGGTAGCTTTTCTTTCCGTCAGCCTTTTAATTTCTTCTTCAATGGCTGCTGTTTCTGCCATTTTGTTTTTGTAAACCACAAGGCAGCCTTCAATCTTTTCTACTCTATCAATCTTCAACTGATCTATATCCTCGGCAGTCAATATTTCACCTGTTTCAGTATCTACCATTCTTTCAGTATCAAGTTCTAGCAACCGCTCTAATTGTTGATTAATTTCATAAAGTTTCATATTTACACGCCCCAATCTTCAATTTTATTTTCAATCGTATTTGCACTGTTTTTAATCCATTTCAGCAAAACATTTACTTTAGCTTCGCTTCCGTCCAAATCATCTGTGTTATTCAGATTTTCCTGCATTGCATCTAATTCATATCTAATCGAATATACTAAATCATCAAAATTATCCATGCTTGCAATCCTCCAATTCTTTTGCTAAAATGAAGGTGGACGCTAAACTTCGTAAAATTTACAGTCCACCCTGAGCTATCGAAGCTGCAACTTCGGTAGCTCTTTTTCTTTTGTTTTGTCATAAACGCTCCTCCTAAACTAAATCAGATACTTCACAGTTCATTGCTGCTGCAATTTTCCTGAGCGTGGATAATGTCACATCTTTACCGTTTTCAATATCAATTAGATTTTTATACCAAACACCACTGGCTTTAGAAACTTGACTTCTTGACAAGCCTTTCTGTTCACGAATTTGTTTAATTTTGTTCATCTTGAATACTCTCCTTGCTGTGGTACAATTACTATATATGGAGGTGATATTATGAAAATGATTGCTGTAGATTCATCAAACGTTGAATGTATTGGTTATGAGAATGGAGTAATTGAAGTTCATTTTCACAACGGATATGCTTATCGCTATCCAAACTGTACCGAAGATTTGTTCAACAAGTTTCTTGCTTCCCCATCTAAAGGGCAGTTTGTCCACAATGTTTTAAAAGGACGCGGTGAAACTCGCATTCGTTAATCCCACTCATCATCAAAAGGAACTTGAATATCTGTGCTCAAAATCTCAACACTTGCGCCTGTGACTATTGCCGTAGTCATGGGCGTATGGTGTTTTCTGATGTATTCTACTAATGGTCTTGCAGCTTCTTCTAATGTTTTAGCTTCTTGCTTGATATTTTCGTTCATGTTTTTTCTCCTATCTTCGCTCATCTCAACACCCCTACTGTCACTACAGCAGCCATAATAGCTACGTATGTTCCAATAAATATTGCAGTAGTCGCTACGGTAAAATCTCTAATCATAAGCCTGCCACCTGCCCCATAGCGTAGCCTATGTCATATATCAGCCTAACTACTGTTGCTATAGCCAAAGCAGTTAAAGACCATACACAAGGCTGTTGCTTAATACTCTCTTTCATTACTACTGCTATTCCTGCTACTTTGATTAATGCTTTCATCTGCTCTGCCTCATTTCTACTATTTCAGTTTCTTTTTTCATCTGCCTAACTATCTTTTGAACAGCGTCAGCTGTTACTCCTGACACTTTCAACAGACATTCTTGCAGTTCTGCTATTTCAGCGTTAGCGTTATCTAAGGCTTTTTGTAGCTGCATTACCTCTAATCGCTCTCGATTAGAAAGTTTCGGCTTACCGTACTGATCGGCATATCTCGTAACATCTGATATACGATACCGACCACGTACTACTGTTTTAATACCTGCACTAGCAAGCCATTCTTTTACTGTCCTAGCACTAACTCCCCACGCCTCAGACAGCTCTCTTATTCCAACGTGTGGACATTCTACAATCATTTAACAGCGCTCCTTTTTGTTAAGTTTTCTTAATTTTTGTGGTAAAAAAATATTTACCAACTTGAGATTGTGGAATTTTCAATAATGAACAAGCCTTAGCAATTTGTGGTTGAGTAAAGTAATGTTTGTTATTCATTTTCAACGACAGATTCGATGTCGATACCCCAAAAGCCTCACAAAATGCAGTTCTTGTAAGAAATGTTCTAATTATTTTTTCATTAAGCTTTGAATAATCAAATTCCGGATTCATAACGTTCCTCCTTTCTTTTCTGTTTCTAAGACGATTATACTACTTAAGCTTTCTTAAGTCAACGCTAAATTTTAGTTTTCTTATTTTATCCTTTACTTTTCTTAACATCAGTGCTATTATAGTTGAAGGAAGGATGATTGCAATGAAAAAAAAACTGATTTTGCCACTAGGCTACAAGAAGCGTTAGACGTCACAGGCATAAAGCCAGTTGAACTGTCCGAAAAAACTGGATTAAGCCAACCTCTTATTAGCCAATATTTAAAAGGCAAATTTAAGGCAAAACAGAATAATCTTTACAAGATAGCCGTTGCATTAAATGTAAACGAAGGCTGGCTTATGGGATTCGATGTAGAAATGGAACGCCCCACTCCTATTTATATCGATCAGGAAGATAACTACGTATTATCTGATCAGGAAAAAATTCTTATAGATAAGTTCCGCAAAATTGAAGATAATGATAGATATATTGTTATTGGCTTTATTGATGGACTGCTAACTGCAGAAACATCAAAAAATAAAAATGCAGTTTAGGAGCGTGATACTTTGTTATCCAGAACAATCAAGCTTATCGAATGCAACATGAAAGATTTTTCGCCTGGTGAGCTAAATCAAGTGATTGGTTATGTTTTAGGAATCAAGGAGCATCACATTATTACCCAGTGTCCCCGAAGAAAGGGGACGGACAAGATAATTCTATAAGGATCTTATCTTTCCCCGAGGCTAAATGAAATAAAAAAAGACCGCTACCAAACGCCCGGTAGCAGCCATAACAAAAATAAAATATTTACAACGGCAATGTTAGTATAATATAATCTAATTTCTTAAACAATAAATTTATTTTAATACTTAACACTTTAAAAACTTAAAATATAGGAGGTGAAAAAATGGAGTATAATTTCACTTTTAGAGAAAAAGATAAAGGATTTCAAGTAATATTATCCTATAAAGATAATCGTGGTTGTTGGAAGCAAAAATCAAAACAAGGATTTAAAACCAAAAGAGAAGCAAAAATAGCAGGCGATAAGTTACTAGAAGAAGTTAAAGCAAATGCGCCAATATATATGGACAATAGCACTGCAAGAATAACCTTTGGTGAATTTTCCGCAATGTATCTTAATGATATAAGAAGGAGCATAGCATACAACACTCTACTCGGATACCAGCACGCTATCAAAGCCTTTTCAGAACTAAAAGATATGCGTCTGGTAGACATAACGCATAGCGACATACAATCAATATTTAACTCTTTACCAGTGAAAGCAAACACCGCCAACTTGTATCTCGTAAAACTAAAAACTATTTTTAAAAGAGCGGTATCTCCATACGAACTTATAACTAAAGATCCTACGATAGGGATACATCCGTTAAAAATAAAAGGCCAAAGAAAAATAAACGCCCTTTCCAAAGAACGTTTAGAAGCTGTTCTAGCACGTTTAAAATCCAAGAACTATACTTTATATACAGCGTGTTGTATCGCCGCTTTCGCGGGGCTTAGGGTTGGCGAGATAACAGGTTTGAAATGGTCTGATATTGATTTTAACGCAGGCACATTAAAAGTAGAGCGACAAATGGTTGCTACAAATAGAAATATTATGACCCTACAAGAATTAAAAAGCAATAACTCTTATCGAACTGTACCTATACCTATGCGATTACAAACGGTTTTAATTGAATACAAGAATAAATATCCTCGTCACATCAGCGATATGGTATTTTGGAATGTGACATATCACTCTATAAAAAGAGTTTCTCTTTACACAAAAGATAACACAAGTATTCATGACTTCAGGCATACTTATGCTACAACATTACTTAGCAGTGGCTTTGATATTAAAACGGTCGCAGCATTGTTGGGAGATACAGTTGAAACAGTTTTAAAGGCATATGTACACTACACTGATGAAATGAGAGAAAATGCACAGAAGCGTCTCTCAAATTTTTTTTAGAAAATTTTTGACGAATTTTTGACGAATTTGTATAAATCCCGCTTTACAAGTCGTTCTTTGGCAATTATAATATTATATCATATAGTATACACTATTTAAATGATAATCGCTAGTATAAACATTATAAATGAGGGAGAATATGA